GGACACATCGGACAACTTCGTTTCTCTACCAACACTGATGACATTAATCCTCCTAAATTGCGTAAACCCGCACTAATGTGTGCGGTTCCTCGTTGCGTCGGGCGTAACGCTTGTGAGCAATCAAGAGTTCTATCTGTCTGTCGTCGTGCCAAAAGATCTCGGCCGACGTCATGCAATCGAGCGGAAGCTTGCTTAGGTTGTCAATATCGAAGTGAGGCGCTGCCTTGGTGACGCGCTTTGGTCTCGTGCAAACGAACTCGAGTCCGACGATTAACCTCGAGTCTGCGTCCAGGTAGTCCCAGATTGGTGGGTAGTGTTCTAGACAAGTAGCGAAGTCTTTGACGTATTGTTGATGTCGTTTGCTGTAGTACGTTCCGAATCGAGCAACCTTAGGGCGGCTTGCTGGCACAGGAGCCACGGGTATGTAGTATTCCTGGGGTTTAGCTAACGAGCCGATGTCGATGTTCATAACCGCTCCTCAAACAGTTCGGTTAACACATCGATGATTTCTTGCGCTGAAAGGTCGAACCACTCTCCTTTCAGGCGGTGACCATCCAGGCGGCGGTAAACCTCGTCGATTGTGTTTGATATGTCTTGATACTCACGCGCGAACTCGAGGCGATAAGCCCTCATCGGGCAACCGACTTGATATTGCGCTAGGCGTTGTCGGACGTTATTGCTGATGCCGACCTTACACGCGCCTTCAAATTTGGGATGGGTAATGATGTAAACCCATCGTTTGCTTATGCTTTTGTTTGAGCAGCCATAGTGCTGGAGCACGTAGCTGCGGAGCTCGTCACGATCAGTTTTCTGTAATGACCACCAGTGACTTCTCGATAAACCTGCCGAATTCTTGGCGTGCTTATCGAGCTCATTCCAAAAGTGTTTGCTGTTGTTTTGTCTCATCTCTTCTGAGATGGCGTCGGGAGGTAGTCTGTTCAGATCAACCTCCACACCACAACGCGCCTTAATGAGTTCACATGAACTCGGGCTCTTGCGCGTCCTGCGCCGAGAAGCCGTCATCTGGACCTCCGAATGGATCATCAGTGCCGTCGTCCATTGACCTCTTGTCGATGAGGCGAACGGTGTTTAAATAAAGCGTGACGCCTTTGCTGCCGCCCATGTCGTAGGCTTTAGCGTTACCAGCAACACGAATAAGGTCACCTCGACCTATCACGAGCTCGCTGTCTAACGCTGCACCGCTTGCGTCTTGGGTTGCGGGTCTGTCTTTAGACTTAAAGCGCACTTTGACTGTGCCGTCTTGTTGGGTTTTCAGCGGGTGCTGGAGTGCATCGACGTTGACACCAGGCCACTGAGCGTCAGCGGCTGTGTGAATTGCTTTGCGAAGGGTCTCGAGCGTTTTGCTGTCTTCAGCCTCGTCGAGGAAGCCGGTGACCTCGTACTTACCTGATGGGTACTTTGAGGTCGTGTCCGGCTGGTGGATTGATGGGAAGCTTGCACTGAATGATTCAGTTGCGAATTTGACGTATGACATGAGTTCTCCTGCATAACGGTTGTTTGGTCATACTGTCGACGTTGGTGTCAGTCTTCCTCAGTCGGTTCCTCGACCGTAGGCTCAGGCTCGGGCTCCGCTTTCTTGGCTTTCTTCGAGCTCTTCTTTGGTGCTGTTGGTGCTGTCACCAGGACGTCATCGATGACGGAGAACTCGAGCTCGTACACCGCTGCGGGTGCGCCAAACTCGGCGATGCCACGAAGCATCAAAGCTGACCCGTCAGGCGCATAGGCTGGCTCGCCAATCGCGACGCCCATTGGTACGGGGCCGAGTACGGTGTAGCAACCATCGACGTGATGATAGATACCGACATCGTCTTGAGTGAGCTCTCTTAGCTTATTTACAGTACTTTGCATGATAGTATGTTCCTATAGTCTTTAGCTGAAAAAATACCGAGCATTCGGTAGGTGTGATTTAACGTCGAGCTTGCCCTGCTTTGGAGGCTCAGGCAAGCGGAGGTCATTGGGTATCATCTCGAGCAAGCCTTGATGCAGTTCATCAGACAACCAGTTGCCTTTGAATATGTCGACTGCAACTTCTCTAATGATGTTGTTGAGTTGTTCGAGATAGCAGGCGTGTACAGCGTATGAGTCGTGAACGAACGCCATGTCATCGATCCCTGCTTCGACTAACCTAGTAGCGACCATTCGACACATCGCAGCGTCTAAGCTGTGGACGACGTTAGGGGCCGCAGCCCCTGCGTTCTTTGACGGGCTCAACTTGTCTGTTCGTTTGCGTAGGCGTCTCATCCAATTATCGAAGGTGCGAACGTGCTTCTCTTTAAGTACGACGTACTTTTGGCTGACCTCACATCCGTCTGGCGTCTGCCAGGTTAGTGGGTAGCCGTTCTCAGCGAGCACCTTAGCCGCGTCACGTAGGTAGTCCATGATTCGAACAGCCTCGCTTACGACCTCAGTCCTGGCTTCCATAATCCAGTCCCGCATGTACGATGCGAGCCGATGCCGTGCCTGCAAAATAGGCAAGTTCTGCAAGCCAGTAGGGATGTCCAGGTTGTCGCACATCCTGTCTGCGACTAGCTGCTCTCGTATCCCTTCCGGGGTGACGCCATACGCCGTTGTCATAACCGCACGCTTTACTACCTTCCTTGCGAGACGGTCGTCCTGCATGACGTCGAACCAACTGTGAGCGACTTGAAGCTCGAGGTCGTCCTGCGAATTCATGATAATTTTTTCGATAATTTGGCGCACTGCTACGCCTACCTCTAGATATAGATCTTTTCGCTTCGTCGACGTGGTGCAGTTCGTTTTCTCCGCGCCGACCTGATCCTTTCCCAAAAGCGACAGAATCTGCAAACCGTTGCATGTCCCGTCTACTGCTATGGGTAAGTGGCTGATGTGAACAGGATGCTTCCAAGCTTTTGCGAGATCTACCGCAGCAGCGTAGAAAGCCATTGGCTCGTCTGCCTTCATGATGAGCTCGATTGCTTTTTTGTCGTCCTCGAGCATCGCCATGATGTCGCTTTTCATCTCTGCAACTTTCTCAAGCCGGTCCTCGATGTTCAGTTTGTCAAACCCAAACGTGTTGGCGACCTGTAGCTTCAGAGCATAGATGCCATCAGCGTTTATGCGCTTCCCGTTCGCAAACTCTATTAATGCTTTAGCGACGTGATCGCCCTGGCTCGTCAGCATTTGGTTAGCAGGATATAAACGCCCCCTAAAGTCAAAAGAATGAGGTTGCCAAAACGCTGACTTACCCTCGAGCATTTCTGCTTGCAGTAACTGACGCTCGAACGTCATAGCCTTTGAGGTTTGGGATACGTATTGAGCGAGGTCGTCATTGAACTGCTGCTGTACGACGCGCTTGTCTTCTTCCGACAACGTCTGCCACTGCTCGGGCGCGAGCTTCTTTGGCTTTTGCACTGGCATCTGCGGTCCTATGAACGGGTTTCGACACAGAAACTCGTATACGTCCCGGTTGATGCGCCATGGTGTTTTTTGAATCGCGTTTAGACTGTCGAGCGCCTGGGCCGATGGTGTGAATCTGTGTGGATGCCAATCAGTTCTATAGACCTTCTGATTCAACAGATAATAACCACCTTCTATTCTGCCGTTTTCGTTCTGCTTCCACGCTCGAGGCGGTACAAGCATGGGGCGACGTATTGGCTGCGAGATCGACGCGATAGCGTGAAGCTTCGAAACATCCCCCAAAAATTCATCAGAATAAAAGACGGTTTGAGCGCGTATTTTGCCTCGAGGGCCGGTCGCCGTCAGCGTGAGCATGTCTGGGTGAGCCCGTCGTATGCAGTCGAGAATGAGTGCGCCGACGCCGAATAACGCATCTCGAGTGAGATCGTACTCATCCCCATCGAGGTAGCCTTCTATCTTTTTTTCGAGTTTTCTGGCGAATCTGAGGTGCTGCGCTTTGCTCGCTAAAGCCTGGGAATTTCGTCGTAGAAATGGCCCCGAATAACTTGCCTCCCCTTCCCTCCAGCGTTGGAATCTTATCTCCCTGACACAACTTTCGCCGAGCTCGAGGCAGACATGTTGATAAGTTGGAGGCTTGGAAGTCGCCAAGGTCGACATTAGATTCTGAGTTGCAGCGAACGCGAGCTCTTCGCTTCCGACCAATGTGATTAAGTACTTCCAAGCTAACTGTCGTTTACCAGTTTTATTGTTGATGATGTTGTCTTCAGCTTGTCGCTGACGTACCGCTATGTGCTCTTGTACAACGGGCGCTATCTCTTGTAGCAACTGCTCGCCCAGCTTTGTCTCGTTTAGATGTTTCCGATTGATGCTTTCTAGATAATGATCTTTGGCATCTGTAACCATTCGGTGTTCCCACAGAACCTCTAAGAGTTCGAAGTCTGTTTTGTTGACCATCTACCCCTCCTCTGTTTCTGTCCCCTTGCGTCCCCGCGCAGTTTATTAGTTTGTTTTGTTTATCACTTTGATTGTTGTTGTTGGCAAGTGTACACATTATCGATAGAACATTACAACAAGTCTTATAATAGCAAGTGACTGTATCCCCCCTCAAACTGTATACACAGGTGTCATAGCGGGTGTACTATCGGCATATAAGATATAAGCATGACTTATATAAACCTTATAACAGCAGGAGAGACTCCTATGGGAGGTGCAGAAAATGGACGCCCTAAAAATCAACGCGCAGACCTACAAAAAAGAGCAGAATTCGGAAAGGTGCTTAAGTCTTTGCGGGAGTCAGCACAGCTTACACAACACGAATTCGCGAAGCTGGTTAGTCAGAAATATTTCACAATGATCAGCCAAATCGAAAATGGCCGGGTTCGAGTGCCGCCAGACGACACAGAGTTGTGGGCTAGAGTTTTGGGTGTCGATACCCAAGCGTTTGCGAAAGAATGTGTTCGTTATTACGAGACAGATGATTACTTCAAAGCGATCTACGGCAAGAACACGAAGCGTGACTTGCTGTGAAGATCTACAAAGACCCCAAGGGCAGGAAAGATAAGTGGCGCGTCAAACTACCTAACGGTAAGTATAAAACGCTGACAGCCGCATCAGAGAGGCAAGCCATCGAAGCCGGAAAAGCGGCTTTGGTCCAGTATGAGACGCCGCCTGGCGAATGGCTAGACCTAGTCGAACGTCACATCGCTCGACGCGAAGCAGGTTCACCAGAACTTACTAGAAAAGATAAATGGACGAACGTTAAGTACGCCATTAGACGCTTCGCTCGAGAGTTTGAAAAAGACTGCAAGCCTCGATCAGTCCAGATGGCTAACTTCCTCGATTATTGGGACAGCCTCTCCCGTCACCAGCAAGATGCGCTTCGACCTGAACTCAACCGATTTATCAAATGGTGCATGTTGTCGCAGTTGATCGTGTTACCGGCAAACCCTATTGAGTTGTTAGACAAAAAGGCGCTACCTGAAAAGAAACGTAAGCGCCTTACACCAGGCTTGCTCGACGGCGTGCTAAGAGTCGCTCACGAAAAACGGTATGAAGCATTGATACAAGCATGCCGACTATCGCTTCTTACTACACTGCGACGTGGTGATCTTGTGAGAATGAGGTGGGACGACATTCACGATAACGCGCTGCATGTTGTGGTGACGAAAAGCATCGCCAGTCGAGGTGAGGTTGCTGCTACTAGGCTGAAGTGGGATTTCGATAAACACCCACAACTCCTGGCCGAGATAAAAGAGTGTCGACGCATCGCAATGATGAACCGGGATTGCCCCTTCGTTTTGTCCCACTTTGGGACTAACAAAACAGGCAAAACCAAAGAGCACGAATGTCAGGTAACGCCTGATCTCCTAAGTAAGCAGTTCACGGAATGCATACGCGAAATCTACGACGGTAGAGATCATCCAACGTTCCACGAGATTAGGTCTTTGGCAGCGAGCACGCTCGAGAAGGAAGGAGCCCCAAAAGAAGCAATCAGCGAAATAATGGCTCATACCGACGAGTCAACGACGGAGTTATACCTGGTCGGACATGAGCGAAAATTCTTTGAAGTCAACTATAGCGTTACAGTATAGGAAGGGTTGTATATACAACCTTGCCAAGGTTGCAAGTACACAAATGGCCCGGAAACCTAGCTGTAGCAAGGGGTTTGGAAATTCGGAAACGGATTTTTGTACGGTACACAAGGGGTACACACTTTTACCTCACATGTAGCCAACTACAGTGAGACACTGCGGGAATAGCTCAGCTGGTAGAGCGCCACCTTGCCAAGGTGGAGGTCGCGAGTTCGAACCTCGTTTCCCGCTCCAACACCCCCAAATGTGCTGCGATTGACGCATGAATATAGCGAGGGATGGGCTTGCGACCCGCCTTCCAGGCAGCATACGAACCCGTGTAATCCACGAGCAACAACCTAGAACATTCTACTGGTCCACCCACCTTTGACTCGAGCAGGCTTAAAGCTTCTTTAGCTTCCATATTTTTACACTGCCCGATTGTATTTCTGCCACAAAGCATCAGCTAGACGGGCCTTGTCACCACCCTTCTTTATTAAAAAATCGTGCATGATATGGATGCGCTCACGCTGCCGCGCCCCTTTTGCGAACTCGTTATAGTCGTCGCTATATCGGTATGTCCAATCATGATTTCGCAGCATTCTCGCGTAATGACTTAAGCTGCTCATCGAGGTCTCCTATGCAGTGATTATAGATATAGGATAATACTATATTTATCGACTACGAGACCAGGGTAATGATGAGCCAAATCATGATTGGGACTATGATTAACACCCCAAGCATGAACATACAAAACTGCACCAGGTACTTTAGGTTTTGCTTACGACGTCGAGCCAAAGCCGCCTGACGGGCGTGTTCTGCTTTACGTGCCTCATTCATTTGAGTGACCATCTGCGAATATAGATGGCCGTTTCCGCTCATTATAAAAAGGTCTTTAATTTGTTGTTTGTGATCTGCGATTTGTTTTTGCGCTAGAGTGGCCTTCAAAGCATCTGCCTCTGACAGCTTGCCAGACTGCTGCATTTTGCCTATCTGGGCTTCCCCCTCCCCCAGCTTGCTGATCATACCGGCAACTGTTTGGAGATCCTGACCGACCTCTGCTGCTTTCTTGATCGCACTTGCTGCCGTATTCACTCCAGCGATAACCGCTGCGAGTTCTACGACCATATTTATGACCCTCTAATTAACGCGGCTAATCTGTGACTACGGTTACCTACCTGGCGGCTCCATTTCGAGTTGAGCATCTGTGCGCTCGCCTCTTCCATGTCTCCGTCCTCGAGCGCCTGCCGGAACTTTTCGAACTTCTTTAAAGTTGGCAGTCCCAGGTTAAACGCCATGTTGATTAAGCAAGCCTGACGCTCTGGAGTGAGGTTTTCCCAGACAGCCTCACCAACAAACTTTTTAGCGTCCTCGAGCGCGACCTGAGTGTCAGCCATTAGCATCTGCTCGGCCTCATGCTCGGAGATGCCGTTGTCTTGAAGATTTCTCCCGTATCCGATTGTCAGCTTGTCTGCTGTGCAGCGGTACGGAAAAAGCCGGAGCCCTTCGTCGTGCTTAAGCATTTCCATTGCCATTTGCTTTGCTTTTACCATCTTTCGATCACATCCATGCTGTATCTAATGAATCCGTCTGATCCGTACTCGATCACCGGGGCGTCTGTGTTCATGGAACACTTAAGAGTGGGTAGATAGGAGTTAGGCGCACTCAAAGACAGAGTGCCGGTATCTCGAGCGGGTGGATCGACCACAGGATCACTACCGCTCAATCCAAGATATTGGAGTAGCTGATTGTTGTTGCTGGCGTCGTTTCGGTTGTAGTACTCGCCAATGCGTAGGCTCGTGTCGTTATATGCGCTGTCACTGCGTAGTAGCGGCCAACGCATTGCAAAAATGGTGTGACGACCGTCTATGAGCCTAAAGAAGGCTGCGAAGTCGGCGTAGCTGTCTTTATGCATCGGCGGGAATCGAAAGGTCGCCTCGATCCTGACACCGCCCACCGAACGTGACTGTCGACGCATACTCCTGGCGTCAGCCACAAGAGTTCGCCGAGGATGCCTGATATCGAAACTCTCTGGCTCGATGCTGGTCGGGAATAGCTGATAAGGGCCATCGCCGTTTTGAAAGGTAAAGGTCGCCATTATTTCTCCTTCTTGATCTGCTCAATTTCGCTGAGTAGCTGCCCTAGCTGGATACGGACATCAATGAGCTCTTCTTGTAAGTTGTAAAGCTTCTCGATATCGCGGTCGTGCGCTTCAATTCGCAAAAACTGCTCGCTGTCGGAAGGGAGCATGCCGGAGCCCCACTCTCCCGTAGGCCAGTGCTCTCGAAACTCGCTGTTTTTGCTGATATCGACGCCAATCATCATCAGGTTGACCTCGATAGAATTGAGCCTCGAGTCCAACTGCAAATAAGCTGCTGTTGCTACAACCGCTGCTGCGACGAGTGAAAGTATTGAGCGAAGCGGGATGTTAAAACGGGTGTCTTCTGACAAATCCATGTATAAAAAGCTCCATCAAAAAAGCCCCTTTCGGGGCTCTCTTTGGTTGACTAGTTTTGACTAGATAGCTGACCAGTTAGTGCTCAACTTTCTTTTTGTCCTTTGGGATGAGATCACCCTCGAGCTCCTGGCCCGTTTTCTCAGACGGCGGCTCTTGTGGTGATGCTTGCTGTTGCTGCTGTTGCTGCATCAATTGAATCTGCGCTTTAAGGTTGGCGATCTCGAGTGCTTGATTAGCATTCGCGTTAGCCAGGTTGTCGATAGTTTTGTTAACCATAAACTGCTCTGCGGTTATCTGCGTTTGCTCTGGTTGTTGTTGAGCTTCTTTCTCAGCCATGAAATTATCCTATAGGGTTTGTCTGTATAAGAGTTTACTATAATTATTTTGGTCGATCACTTAATTTTCAGAGCTCAAATACGTATATATAGGTGAGCAAAAAATATTTTGCGAACGGCTAAAAAATCCAACACGGATTTATATTATTAAGTGACAGGAGGAGAACATTATGAAAATTTACATGCTGGAGTTTCGCTCGGACGGTAAAGACCTATCTGCCATGGCCTTCACGAGCTATGAAAAAGCTATCAAATTTCGCAACAAAGTAAGGCGTGATTATCATGACTACTACATGTGGGAAGATGAAAACTTGTACTTCTACGAGTTACATCCGACTAGGCCAAACATCGTCGAGTTCTTCAACAAGTGTTCGCCTGTCTAAGGGGCGATTAGCAGGTTAGCTTATGGCCTTAACTGTTGTCTACTTCGTGATGACACTTCAAATTAAATCTGAAGTCTCGCTCCCAATAGCCTGCCGAACTAACTGGCGATCTTCTTAGGCGAATGTGGAAATGGCACGTTATATTGGAATCGAAAATACCCTGATCACTGGTTTGAGTCCTTATTCTGTACTGTTTGCCGTATCGGGCCGTTGTGCTTGCAAAAGCATGCATAGTTGAAATGGAGTTAGCTGTAACATTCGCAGCGTTCGACCACGATGGTCCGCTGTTCCCGTTAGCTGTTGTAGTAGGGTCTTCGTACTGAAACAAAACAGCGTCACTAGCGAGTAACTGACTTTGTAATGATGCTGCCATTGCAAACTGCGTACAAGATACGCCGGGAATCCGATATACCTCGGTCATCGTGGTTGAGGTGCTTCTTTCAGTCCCGCCCCAGTCGTAATATCGACGCTGAATTGTATCCATTAAGCCTTGCGTCCCAGTGTGCAGATAAATGTATGTATTCGTTCCGTCAGCCTGAACAGCAATACCGACTCGGACGCTGCCATCATAATTCTGGCTTCCAGCCTGACGATCATAAAACCCATAGCAACGACCTGATTTTATCGACGTGAAACTAGCCGATTCGCCGTTTAGAACAACGCGCGTAGGGTAGCTTGTTTGTCCCTGATCCGCTCCGAATAGCTTGGGATAATAAAAATCAGCAAAGTCCTGAGTCGCTCCAGATGCAGGGGTTGAGCCTGCTACACGCCCATACCAGCTTTTCCCGCGAACGTCTGAGTCGTTGATGCTTCCTTGCGTACCGCTTGACCCGCCTGCTTCTTGGTGGATCTGGTTAAGGCTAATCGCTCCTGTCGTTGGAGCGTAACCGTTATGTCGCCATGAAACGGTGATATTTCGACCAGTAGCCCCGAACGGGCTTGTGCTTACGCCTGTCCAAGTCCACTGAGTTGTGATCTTGTACGTTTGATTTGAATTAAACACTGTCGTAATCGTAGCCGACGATCTGTTGAAGGTAGTGCCATCAATTATCATGGCATCCCATCCTTCGAGGTTGTCAGTCGTTTGATCGTTTACATGGCCTTCAATCCTCAAATCAAGCGTGTCGCTAGAGTTTGTCCACATGATCATCACCCAGTCTGATCCAGTGTACAAAACGCTACTATTGTCTGACATAGTAGTAGAAAGGTTGCCCGGACCCTCGGCCCAATATCCCTGAATGGCTGGGGGATTAAATCCGAAAGCGGAGTCCGTGCTTACGGTTTTTGATTCAATTGTGTAAGCCATTGCTCAAACTCATTACAACGTGAAATCCACGCCGCGACATACGCCGCTGGATCATCACTATCGAAAGGTCCGTTGACGATGTGAAGCTCACCGCCTTCCGTTGTAAAGCGGAAAGAGATGCGACCATCCTCAACCGTGTAATCGGTCATAGTCATACTGGCTCTTCAATGCCCGGAGCTAGTTCTGGAACCCACGGCGGCTGTTTATTTTCAATCTTTGATGCCGCAATTTTTGATGCGATTTTCTCATCGACGTGTTCGGCATACGATCCCACAACTTTGCTCTGGACCCATCCGATGACCATTTCTTCAGTCAAATCTTGAAAGCCAACAAAATCATCAAGACCGACTTCATAGGCTGTAAATCCAGTTACCCCACCAAAGATGCCTCTATTACCATCTTCATCAACACCGTGTTTTGCCCACTTTACTGAGCAAACCGCATCAGGAAGGACATCCCCGTCTTGATTGGTTTCTTGCTTAACTTTTAATTGATGAACCTGCCATGTGTAAGTGATTGTCATTTTTCGTTATCCTCTATTTTCTTTTGTAGCTGTTTCACTTGTTGAGTTAATTCCTTAATGGATTCCACCAAGAGAGGAACTAGCCGCGCATAATCCACGGTGAGATATTCGGGATCTACGGGAGCTTCTGTCACAACTTCGGGAAGTATTGCTTGAACACTCTGAGCCGATAACCCGACCTCGCGTTTTTTCTTGTAGCCTAAGCGTTGAGCTTTTTCGTTAGGGGTGTAGTAAAAACCTTCAAGCGTGTTGACAGACTCCAGAGCATTCTGAATTGGACCTTCAATGTCCTTGAGCCTTTCATCAGAGTAGTACGCAACGACATTCCCAGCGACTCTTAGTGAGTCTCCAGTGTTGGCTAAATCAAGGTAGTACGACGTTCCACTTTGGTCATAGTAGATAGGAGCGTGTATCGCTTCATCAGCATAGATTGCTGAATTTACATCAATGTAACTTTTGGCATATGTGCCGTCATTTTCTGTTCCTAAGATGATTCCAGTCGGCCAGTCAATTCTTAACTGCTGATACGTATTACCAGTCCAAGTGCCTGCTGTGTGATAGATCGCGTAAGAATTACCACCAAGGTGCCAAAAAATCCCTTCGTTATTCGTCGCGGTGTGGCCGACTGAGGCTTGAGCGTATTTGCCATTAGCTGAAAACATAGGACCGTAGTTTCCGCCAGCCGTCGCTTTAGCTCGCAAGCCCTGATCAACTTGACAATAAGAGCTTCTAATTATGAACTGATTAGCAGTTCCAACCGGATGGAAATTGATGTTACCGTTGCTGTTGTAAATGTTAAAAGATGAAGAGCCGCCCCAACTTGTATGTGCCGTACCAGACTTCCAAATCTCCCCATCTCCTGAGTTGCTGAACCAAACCTGATTTGTATATAGGGTTTGGGTTGAAGTACCCAGCTCAATCATGGTATCCGCTGTTGCTGACGATGTAACAACCAGCTGCCCATCGTCGATCAGCGTGTCACCAGCGATATCGACACTGTAACTGGTGTTTGGCGTAGTGTTGTTCGATCCTAGACCAACGGTCTGTTGGTAAACCGTTATCGAGTGGTAACCGCCTTGCCTGTAGGCCATGTAAAAGCGATCATTACCTCCGCCCATTGAGTAGTGTGTAGACGTTCCAGCCGCGCCCTTCAAATTGATTACGCCGTAATTGCTACCGTAAAGAGTAAGCTGTCCGGTGTTACTGGTACTGCCCCATGCGGTATTACCAAGCACTGTAGTGTTTATGCCAACGTGCGGCGCAGAGAAGTATGCTGTTCCTTCTTGCGTAAGACGAAATCGCTCAGTATTCCCTCCGCCAGTATTTGAATTGCCGTTGGTGTAGAACACCATATCCATGTCAAAGAAGCTGGCTTTAGCAATACCAGCAATCTTTAGGCTTTCTTTGGTATAACCTGAATAATTCGGTTTCCAAACGATAGCCGGACCCTGCGTCGTTCCATTTTCAGCACTAGGGCCGTTGTATGCTCCTAAAATTATTTGACCTGTATCAGTGTCTGAGTCAGTGACTCCGCGCATATCAATGTCGCTGTCAGCAATACGCAAGCCCGTAGTAACCGCCGGATTCGGATCAAAGTAGTACGCTGAGTTACCCTGCCACTTGAAGGCATCTGCGCTGAAGTCGCCTTGCTTAATTTGATGATAATTACTGGAGTCAATGACATCGCGGAAGGAAGTCATTCCTGCGTTGTTATAAAGACCAAGACGGAATCGTAAGTGGTTTCCGCCATACGTCGCGTTATATGGGAAGTAAAGCTCGCCAGCGCCCCCATCGTTAGGGTAGTTCTTTACGCGGATGACTGAGCCATAGCTTGGGTATCCATCAGCGCTTCGAACAAACGACGTTGTTATTCCGGTATGCCATGCGTACCCGATCGTTCCGCTTGTTTGACTAGGGTTATCACCGGCTTTCCAAACGTATTGACCTACACTCGTCAAACTGCGGGTTGTCAATCCTATTGCTTTGGTTCCCGTTGAACCGCTTATCGTGGCTGATCCTGTGGTGTCGCCCGTAAAACTTAGGCCAGTAGGGTAGTTCCCTGCATCAAATATGTCATAAGCATTATCACGCTGTAGACTTCCGGTAAGAGGGACTTTAAAACGCCATGTGTATGCGGTTGGGTGCAGGAAGCCTTGCGACTGAGAGCCGCCGTAAACGACAAACTGCTGTGTGCCGTCACTGCTTTTGCCGTCAACGGTGCATTGGTTAGTGTCGCCGTTGTTTTGTATGGTGAGGCCGCGCCAAACGTTGTCGGTGTTATGGAATAACTGAGCTTGGCCCGTGTGGATGTTGCCGTAGAAAAACGCTTCGCCATCTGACTCTAACCGCAGAGCTTGGATCGTTCGGGCGCTGTTTTCGCCCACTAAAAAGCGCATATCATAAACAGCAAGCCGACCATAGCCGCTACTGTCTGTATGGAGAAACATTTGGGAGCCGGGGTCAGAATAAGTGCCGCCCCCGTGAACGTACATACCGCCAGCGTTTACCTTGGCTCCAGCAAAAACTGAGACGCCCGAATCAGAGTTGAATATGCCGCTACCGGCATCCACATCGCCGCCGTTTGTATCAATATCGCCGCCGTGAATATTTACGCCGCCGCCACTATGGATCGTAAACTTAGGATAGTAGTTGCCGGTTCCCTGCGCTGAAGCATTGGACGAATACACAAACTCCATATCGTGGTCTTGACCGTTTTTACGCTGTAACCAGTTATAGTTTCCTTCTCTAAAGTTGAGGCCGGGGTAGCCGGCGGTGTCTTCTAGTATTAAGGTGCTATAGCCGTAGTTTCCAACGTATGAACCGTTTCCGATTATGTGCGCTGGCCCAAAGAAGTGCGCCGTGTTATCGCCATCTAACCGAAGTGCTGTGCTAAGTGCCGATCCATTATAAGTTTGGAATGAAAGCGAGAAGTTTTCTGTTTGGCCCTCAATAATCCGAGCATCACCATTCGCCCAGTCAATCATTCCTCCAGAAGGCAGATCAAATTCTGAAGCAGACACTCTGCCGGTAGAGACCATGCCGCCAACGTCAATATCTGAAGACGTATTGATATCGCCATCCCACGCGCCATATTCATTCCAAAGAGACACACTGCTCGCTATGTTCCAACTTGTTACCTCTCTGTTTGCGTTGAACGCGGTGGTGTAGTACCAGTTCATTCCACCCGCGTTGGCGTGTAATAGGCTCAAATACGGAGTTGAAGCATTTGATCGCTCTATCCATTCGCTTCCATTGTGATAACCGCCAAAGGTTAAATATATGTTCCCGCCTGACCAAGGCAGTGAAGAGAAAACATTGTTGTATGAGCTGTTACGGAACATGAATGGCGATTTGTTATCGCCAATCACTTGAATGGAGTTTTTGACCGTGGAGTCAATCCAGCCATTCTCCGTGTGGAAAGAATCCCCAGTAACATCGCCATTGGACGTGAGGTCGCCTTGGATGGTGACGTTGCCGGTCTCGCTTATCTCCATCTGAGTGGTGAATGAGAACGACTGTCCTGACGTTACGTCTGTACCATTGGTATTACGGAAAACAAATTTCCCGTCATACATCTCAATCAAGCCAGCGTTGCGACTGCTGAACTTTCCATACCAATTACTGACATTGTTCGTGCGGTAGTAGTAAGCATTGTTTGTGATATATGAGTCGTATCCATTTCTGAACAAAAGACCAAACGCGCCAGCCCCAAAATTCATGTACCCCGTTTCTTGATCTTTCGGTAGGCTGTTGAAGTAACCTGCGGCTGTTGAAGCTAGACGGACTTGGTAGTCATCGTCTGTAGTTATGGCGTTTGCTTCAATGCGACCTGTGATGTTTGCATCGCCATTGACTTGAAACTCGTAGCCGGTTGCGATTGACGAGCCAGCAATGCTCATTTTCCCTGAATTAGTGTAATAGTGATTTGTGCTTCCGTTGTAGAAGAGATAATCGTTCCCATCCGCGTCAACGAATTGTATACCTGAGAAAGCGTCTGTAGACTCTGCGGTAATCGGCGCATCATTCGACGAACGAACGACTAACTGTCCATCTGTGCCTACTGTTGTTCGGTACGCCTGCGTTGAGTTTGGTATGAGATCAATCGGACCTGTTTCGTTGTACAGGTAGAGCGACCCAGCCGCCACACTGTTCCCTGTTCCATCCTCTCTATTCTTAATTAAGTAACCACGATCAATAGGAGACCCAGAAACGGTTGAGGCTGTTTTAAGTTCTAAGTAGGCATAATTTGCGCCTGTATTTACTGACTCTACCTGTATGTAGGCCGATGACGAGTTGTTGCTCTGGAATGTAGCGATCTTCGCATTCGCCGCTGATGTTGGCTGTGACTGGAAAAAGTAGTCCGTAGCGTTAAAGTAAAGGTCGCTGTATGAAGTGTTATCGCGGTCATACGCAATGATGTAGGGCTGTGACCCACTTACCCCCATCTCAACGCCTAGACCAGTGTAGTCGGTATCTGCCGCGTCGCTATACCAGCCCGTTGCTCTTATTATCCCGTTGACGCGCACATCACGCTTAAACTGCGCTATATCCCCAGCCTCAAAGCGGCCAGCAAAGGTTGCGCCATGACTAAAATCAAACTCGTCATTAGTCGCATCCCATAGAATCGTCGCATCCGTTGAAGCGTCTACAGCGTCTTGAATGGTTATCCCCGCACCATCTGCGTTAGCTGAGGTGTCACCCGTTCCGTAGTTCAGAGTGATGTTCTTGTCACTCACGTTAAGGTTCGTAGTGTCGATGGTCGTAGTCGTACCCGACACGGTTAAATTAGTAACGGATAGCGTGTTGGTGCTGTCATCAAAGGTTAAATTAGAACTACCGCCTAATGCGCCACCATTGTTGTATTGAATCTGACCATCAGATCCTGCTGGGCCTGTAACCGCTCCAGCGTTTACCGTGACACCGTTGATTGAGAGTGTACCGTCTACGTCTACATCATGGTTGAAGTTGACGTTCCCACTTATTACTAGGTTGCCGCCTTCTGTCGGCATGTATATGGCGTAATCTGGTGAACCGTCACTGCCAGCCCCTTGCCCCATGTCGTCCATATCTTCATAGAACCAAATACCGCCCAATGGTTGAAAGTAACTAGCATTAGCGCCTCGGCCACCTATAAAAATACCGCCATATTTATTACTAGTACTGTCTGATTCTGGGGGCGTAATACTGATGCTACCGCCATCGATAAGGGTCTGATTGTCATTGGTAGAGGTGAAATAGGTAAAGTCATTACCAACTGAAACTGCCGATTGACCGTGGTCTGAGTCGGTGTAGGTCAGCGCGTTAGGGATAGAAAGTCTGCGGTTGTTGCTAACGCTGGGAGAGCCGCTTGCTGGGTACGGTGTGTATGAGCCATCTGTTACAGTCACCACGACTCGAAAAAAGTACTCACCTTTAGGGAATGCGTACTGAGTGACACGCTCGGTCATGTAGTACTCTTCGTCCGTAATTCCGTAGGCAGTCTCCGAATACCCAAGCCCGGTGAAATCAGCGGCTGCTTGTGATTTCGTCGCTAGGTCTGCGCGGAAGTTGCCGCCTCCCAGGTCAGTCGTTTTGACGTAGTAGTTACTGATCAACTGCCCGGACGTGTACTTCTTCTGAGAAAGCAACGCACCGCCAAAATTCGTCCAAGTACCAGGAGAGCCGCTGTTGTTAGGCGCATACTGAACCTGCATGCTCAACTGCGACATGACTGCATTCTTAGCGTTCGTTTCACCAGAGATAGACCCAGACGTTAGTGGACCTGCATAGTAAGAAACGAACAGCGTCAGGTTCTGATCGAACTTGTTGTCGAAGAAAACGTAGGCTGTATTGCTGCCGAGATCGAGCACCGAGCTCCTCATGCTCGTTGGGAAGCGAGAGTTCGAGTCGTAGTCAGGCTCGCCGCCAGTTGTGAAGCTGACAACGTTTGCTTGCACGTTTAGATTGTCGCCATCCCACGTCAGCACCTTGCTGTTGCTATCTCCAACCGAAAACTTGTAGGCGTCTGTGTGATAACCGAGAAAGAATCCAGTGCCATTATTGAACGAGGTCATCGAGCCGCCGTACATCTTGCCGTTGGCGTTTACGTTGACGGACCCCGCGAACGTACCCGAGGTAGCTGTTACGCCGCCTCGGAAATTACCATCCTGGGCTGTGAATGTTCCGTCGGTTGTCAGCCTCCAACCGGCCTCAGATCCAGCCTGCGCGCTGTAGTTAGTCGATTGGATAGCGTCAGCCAGCTTGTCTATGTTGACGGCGTTGTCTTCTATCTGTGCTGTATCGACAGAATCGAGATCAGCCAGAGCGCCCGTATTGGCAGTAGCGCCCGTTGCAATACCGTCTAACTTAGTTCCAGTAAGAGAGGCCACTGCGTGAGTTGTTGTTGCGTAGGCAGATGGCATCAAGGTGCCAAAATCGTTAGCTGCAAAGTAGCGCAGTCTTATCTCATAGGTCTGACCATCTCGATCAATTCCTACCTCAACTGACGTTTGGTTTGCCGTGTCGAAAATCAATTGAGTGTTGTAGTCGTTAGTGCCGTTGATCGCCCAACTAATTTCAGCGTACTGGGCATCCTCGGGAACGCCCGAAAAAGCAATTGTCAGTGTCGTCCTGGCTGAATCATCGCCCTGCGTGCGTGTGTTTGTTGTGATTGTTCCAATGGTGGGGCTGGTAGGTGCTGCGTTGACGACCTCTTCTTGCCACGACAGACCGAGCGGTTCGTTCGCTCGAGTAGAGTTCCAGGTGTATACGCTACTGTCATACTCCTTCAGTTGGAGTTGCACGTTCATCGATACGAGGTCGATGTTGGCTTGCAGGACGCGGAAGTATTTGCCGCTGAATCCAGCGCTGTCATAGGTGAGCGAGATGACGTCTCCAGGCACTAACCCAAAACAACGACTTCCGAACGTCCCAGTGACTGTCAGGTTTGACCGGCTGTCTCTAACCAAAAACTCTGCTGTGTCCTGTGCCTGATAGAAATCTGTGCACCCTTTAACTGTGAAGGTCCGATGTAGTTTTTCATCTTCGTCTTGCGACAAATAGGTCGCGTAAAGGTCGCCGTCTCGATTGCTGTCAATACTCGGCCAACTAATCTGGTCTGTTTTATGTTGTTTGTTTTCGTTGATGAACTTGACCGTCGCGCGGTTCATGCGCTGAGAGCGGTCACCGTTCGCTATCTTGAGTCCACCAATAATGTCGTCATCACCGAGTGTGAGTACCGGGTTCTGGACATCAGCCATGTGAACGATGTACTTGCCATTGGCGTAGCTTAGGTTGCCTCGAAAGACATTAAGTATTTCTTGGATATTTTCGAGGATCTCTTTTGCAGGATCGACAGCGATGTTAAGTCTGAATCGCTTTTGCTTGTTGGCATTAGTGCCTGTGGTTTCCTGATCAGGACGGTAGTACGGAAAAGTTCCAAGAGGCGTCGTAATGTATGTGATGCCGGTTGCTGGATCGTACTGCGTGACATTTGATCCGGTGTCATTGGTCAGTACTGCTGGGACGTCGACTAAGACGTCACACTTATCTGCTGCGGCCGCTATGCTCGCGATATCAATAACCGATAACGGCAAGCCACGCCCGTATTCTTCGTTTCGCAGGTAGTCAAGCAAACAGATGACCGGGTTGTCACTCCACTGCCATGTGCTGTCCGTGTCTGCGCGATGCGATGAAACGCCAAGACTCGAGTCGTAGGCGCTCGAGGTGCTGTCTTTTCGGGGATCGTAAACCTTTCGCCCTTTGACTAGGTATCGAGTTTGTGGCTCACCCTGGAAGGCGGTGTAGTTTTTAGACAGGTACATCCGTTCCATCGCGTAGGCCACACCCTTACCTACAGCGTTGCTATCCCAGGTCGCAAAGTCGCTCGCGTAAGCGTTTCGAAGCGCGGAGAAGTTCTGTCCGGCAGTTGGGCCTAAGCTAACTGAGGTAGCGAAGTGAAAGTCAGCGCCGTTCGTGAATCTGGGAGATTCATAGGATTCATCGTCGACGGTTACGTTAGTTACACTTTCGACGGGGCCGTTACAGAGTGTCACCGCTCGATAGAGCCAGCGATTGTGATCCCAATCTTTGTTGGTCGTTAAATCGGAACCCGTTGCTGCGGAGAAAGTCGTGAACCCGGTCTGTGTGATACGTGCTTGCTTGTCGCTGACCTTCTTCCAGACTACAGTCGATCCGACTAGTGTCTTCCCATATACCGTGTAGAGACCACGGTTGCTGTCGTGGCCGCTCAGTTGAACAGCCTTCGCCTCGTTCGCCTGCTTTCGAGCCTGCGCTTCCATCTTTTTCTGCTGGTAGTAGACGCCTGCGGAAGTCGCAATCGCGATTAGTGCTGCAATAAATCCGAATGCCATTTAGCTACCCCACTTAATCAGTAGTTTTTCTTGATGCGAATACTTAAAGATGTCATCACCCGGATAGTACTCTTGCTGTGAGCTCGAGTTGGTGAAGCGGCCATTCGTCACCTGGAAGGTTGACCAGTGGCTTGCCAGCTTTACGCTAAATTCGCTGCTCGAGTTGGTCTCACTTAGCTCCCAGCTATCAATGACGCCCGTGTAGAGCTCGAGGACGCTAGTCGAGTCGAGCAGCGCGTAGTTATCGTCGAGAAAGGCCAGGTACAACGTGCCGGACTTGCCGACGTGTCTGACGTAATCAGCGCCGCTGTTTGTGTACTCGATGTAAGCTGATCGATCTGCACCTGCAAACGTGAGTTGATAACTATTGGCTGCAATGTCTGTTGTCCTCGAGACGTTGCTCGTCTTCAGAAGAATCTCGCCGTTGGTTACATAGGTTGTTGAGTTGTAGGTAATCGGTAGATGGTTGTCAGTTATTTTGAAGTCAGTTCCAGGGAGATCCACCAGCAGTGCAGTCCTGTAGTTAGAGGCCGCTAAGGCTGTGCTCACGCTAGACGGTATGCTGATCATTTAACTCTCCTAAAAAGGTGCGACTCTGACGTTCTCGGCTGAGATGCTGCGAATCATTGCCTCGAGCTCAGCACGGCGTGACGCCAATGCGTTGACGACGAGGTCAGGGTCAGAAACACCGTTGACCTGTAGTGTCACGTTTTCCGGGCCACGCATTTGGTTGGCGTTGTTGTTGTGCGCTAGGAACTCAGTCAGATCTCGGTTCGCTCGAGTTGACAGTACGCGCTCACCTTTCTCGAGCATGTATGTTCCTGTCGATGGGAGGCTGTCCATGCCATCGTGCGCCTGACCCTTCATGATGTCTCGAATGATCAAGCCCGTTTGAGCAGTCGTCAGTAAGACGCCAGGTAAGTTGGCAGGGAACGGTGCGCTGTTCCAGGCTTTCAAGATGGCAGACTTGCCCATCATGATCGCCTCGCGAATCAAGATAGCCCGGCGTATCGCTGCAAGCTTCTTGGACTTTTCAGCGCCTGCCTTCAATACATCATCGAGAGTCTTGTACTTCTCTTTTAACTTATCGATGTTCCCAGCGGCTGCTATGCGGAGGCTTTCCCATGCCTCACCGAACTTGCCCAGGGCTGCTGACCAACGCTCGGCCCAGGTCATTGGTTTGTCTTCTTCGACGGTTGGTGCGTCGACTTCGTCTGGGCTTGCACCTTTTAGTACTTTCCAGAACTTAACCAAGCCTGGGAACATTTCAGCCATCTTCGCCATGACGCTTTCGCTCATGCTGTCAAACGACTGAACGACGCTGTCGAACATAGAGCTCATACTGAGACCCTCTGCTCCGTCGCCGATTCCAAGGGCCGTCATCATCTCCGCGACCTTGTCTTTGATTGCGTCGATGGGCGAGACACCGTCCTCACCGCTAATGAAGTTGAAAGGTTTAGCTAGTGCTTTCTTCATTCGGTCGCTGGCATCGTCAATGTCGGCATTAATCGTGCCTAGCTTGCCCTTCAGCTTCGCTACGCTTTCATCCGGCGCGATGACATCGGCTAGGGTGTCTGCCCCCATGTCACGCAATACATTCGCTATCTTTTCTCTAATGCTCGAGAAAAAGATTTCGCTGTTAAGAATGGCTTTTTCAAAACCTGACTTCATGAAATCGAAAGCTGCGCTGGCGATGTCTTTGAACTTCTCAAACGCAATGCCTGCGTTCTCAAAGATGGCAAACCGTTCTTGCAAATAGACTAAAGCCGCGCCCAAACCAAGCACCGCAGTGATGGTCAGGCCGATGGGGTTCATGATCAGCGCCGCCGCGAAGCGTGCAACGCCTGCAACCGCAAGCCCTATCGCTTTGACAAACATCGTCCCTAGTATCTTTGTAAGCGAAAAAAGCATCGTGCCGAACCCAAAGATACCCGCTGCCGTCGCTACAGTAGACATAGCGACCCAAGCAACAAATCCTCTAACAACGTTCGTGAGAAGAATCGTCGCTAGGGCTCCAGCGGCCAGCGTGACGATATGCACGTTTTCAGCCAGCGTCTTCATCACAATAGCTAGACGATTAGTAACGCCAAACGTGGTGTTTACGCGGTCTATCATTTCAGTGAACGAGTTATTGAATAACACCCGCGCCTGGCTGAGGGTCACGTCCATGCCGGACACCGCATCGCGAGTGTTTTGTAATTCTTTCTGCAAGATTGGCAAGATCCGCTCGGCCGTTAAACCGCCTTCGTGGCTGAACTTCCTGAGCTCACCAACCGTCATGTTCAAACCGTCTGCGAGCATGTTGGTCAATACGACGTTGTTCTCAGACACAGAACGGAATTCGTCACCACGCAACGCGCCAGACGCCAAACCCTGGGCAAACTGTCGCGCTGAGTTCGCTGCCTCAGACGCAGTTGTTCCAGACATTAGGAATGAGTTGGTAATTACCTCAGTGACCTGTGCGACTTCTTCTTGCGTTGTGCCCAGGTGCTTGGTCGACACTGCGATACGCTGATAGAGCGTTCCCACCGCTGCGATGTCCGAACGTGATGCCTTAGCAATAGCTCTGATTTGGTTCATACCGATGGCGACTTCGTTACTGCTCTCGAAGGTCGCTCTCATCTTGTTGCGAAGGTTGGTCATCTCATCAGCAGCGTTGACGACTGCTGCCATGCCAAATCCGCTCGCCAGGGTCACACCGATCTGGCCCAGTTGGTTTTGAAACTGATTAGCAGATCGGCGCATGCTGTTGCTCATCTTTCGAAAGCGTCGATCTACGTTATCAATGTCTTTTCGAAAAGCGGCCGAGTTCATCCGTAATCGGACTGCTAGTGTTCTTAGGACTGCTGTCGGCATGGTGTAGTCCTCTTAGGATAATTTGTATCTAATGATTCGGTTGTTAAGCAGCGCCTTTAGCCTCTCGGCGATGCGTACCTCATTGCCGTCAAAGGCGGGACGCATAAACGGCCTTTCTTTAGTTGGACCAAATGCACTGTCTTTCGTGCCGAATTCGTTTTGCAGCGCGTAGGCTGGCTTGCGATCACCTTTGATGTTTTGCGATGCGCGGCTGGGTCTCTTGTAGCGCCCACGCTTGTCTGTACCGAATCGCACATCACAGACGAGGTCTTGTGGTCTGACATGCCCACTCGTCACACGACCAGAACGAAGTAACGATTCAGTGTCGGTGAGGTTTTGTTGTCTGATGTTGGCTTTAACATCCTGCATGACCGGCATCATGGTCGCTCTCATTGCTCTTTTGCCTTCTTGAGTTCTGAGCTCCTTGTCCATGCGGAGGAACTCCTGCTCGATCTTGTCTAAACCTTCGACCGTGAACTCGTTGTAGATGCCGCCGAAACGACGTACCACTCTGAAGTCTTTAGCCATTTTGAAATTCCGATATGCGTTTAAAAATGTTCATCTGTTGTTGATTGCTTTGGCGTCTGTTGCTGTGGCGGCTGTAAAGCGGGAAGAAGTCACCTGCCTCTGCTGCCTTGCCGCCTTTCTTACCGCCGTTCACGTTGACCAACGTTGCAGCGATCAATCCGGCTCTATAGTCGTCACGAACTGAGCCCCAGGGCTCAAGACCGAAAAACGCCATCCACTCCATGAGCTCAGAGTTCTCGATCTGCGTCTCGAGTTGCCTGACTGTCATGCCCAGTGCGAGTGCCAAGCGGAACTTAAATCGCCGCACCGGGTTTCTTAGTTTCCCTCGGCAATGCCCAGGTCTTCGTCTGCCATACCCGACAGCTTTCGAACCTCATCGAACAGCTTGTTGATCACCTGTCCATTTTTCTTACCGAGCTCTTTCGCCTCGCTGGCCTTGAACAACTTCTCGTTGTTTTCATCGACCAAGCAGTTGACGACTAGTCGAGCTCGCATGTTGACCAAGTCCTGACTGACACCCAGGCTTGCTTCAAAGTCATCCCTCTCTGCTGCGGACAGTCCTCTTAAACGAACACTGCCTCCCCACTCTGGAACATCGACCTCAACGAAATTGAAATCGACTGCTCCTAAAATTTGATCTCTACTTAGCGCCATTACTTACCTCCTCCATGCAAAAAAAAACGAGACACCCCGTAAGGAGTGCCTCGCTTCTATTAATCACCCAAAGTTCCG